GTGTCATTTCCTGTAGTCGCAGTTGCAAAATCACAGTTAATGAATAAATCATTATCAGGTAAAGCTGCATTTGCGTTTATTACAAATAAGGCATCGGGATTATCCGCTACATAAGCTGTAGCTTCTGTTGAAGCTTTGATCGCCGCATAACCAGGCCAGTAGGATGACCAAGTAGGAGTTCCATCAGTTGCAATGTATTTGCAACCCATGAAGACACCTAACAAAGGTACAGTACCACCACCGACGGCACCTACTATATCTATTAATCCGCTAGCTAGAGGAATTACTGGAGTACCAGTCCAAATTTTACTGGTAGTACCTGTAGTTAAGCCATCGAAGTTAAGAGGATACGCATTAATGCCTTGGTTATTATAGTTTGATCCGACTCTTTCGTAAGGACGAAGACCGAATGCTGCATCTATATTAGCCATAATATGTCTCCTTTAGACAAAAAAGTAGTAATATAGATCTTGACCATCAAGATTTTTTATTACCACCAAATGTTACCCGTGATTGTCTATCTTGAGAAATTGGCATTGATGGATGTTCTTCTCTCATTAAATCGTTATCAACAGATTGTTGTTGATCACTTGTTAAATTAGCAAAATATTCATCTCTTGCCGCTTTAGTTTCAATGGGACATCTCATTAACATTAATCCACCTACTGCAATGACACCTTTAAATTTACCATCTGTTAAGTGCGGTAAATCTACCCTGTCAGGATACTCATCTGCTCTCACAGGTTCATATCCAGATCTGAGTCTAGCGGTCACATTCTTATCGTCTGCGGTACCTCTATATTCAAATCTTACCCACCGATGGTGAAAACCTTCTGGTGGTTCAGGGGCATCTAAATTAGATGGTGGAACCCAACCTCTCTTTCGAGTTTCTAACTCACGGGTTTCCGTTTTGCGTGAGGTCTTTTTTTTATTTTCTATACTCATATGACTACTCCTTCACGTATTTAGCATATTCTTCAAGTGGCACGTTAAGTCTCTTAGCTATTGCTATTTGTGAAGGTGTGAGCTTCACGACTCGGCGTCCAGATTTAGTTTTTCGTACGGCCGACGCAACAGTCTGAACGGGCTGCTTCGTTTCGGTTTTTTTCTCCTCAGTAGCTTTACCATTGGAAAACTTGTGAGGAAACTCTTTTCTCATACGAGAATTAATTTCACTATAATACTCATCGCTCGTTGGGTCAAACCCTTCTTGCGTTACTAAGCGATTATGTAAAGCCATAGCGGCTCCCGTCATCATCTCATCATTGCCAAACCAATCATTTTCTGAAGCCCATTCTTCTGCTCTCGTATCAATTTGTTGAGGAATTTCGGCTTGAGTTTCTTGAGTTTGTGGTGCTTGAGTACTATAAATTTTCTCATCATTTTGTTGGGCTTGTTTCATTGTTCCCAGTCGAGTAGCATCTGCTTTGGCTTGAGCTAAGGCTTCTTGTGCAGCAACTTGACCTTCTGTGTCATTATCTTCGATTGCTTTTTTAAGTTTAGCTTTAGCTGCCTCGGCAGCATTTGTTACTCTTCCTTCATACTCAGATACATAGCCTTTACCAACATTTGTATATTTCTTTTTAAGATCCACATTTTCTTGTTGAACATCTTTATATGCTCGTTCCATTTCCCGCATCCGACCAACAAGATTATTAATTCTTTTTTTAACACCTTTACTGTAATCTTGTAGATCATCGGTTTTGTATGGATCAGCTTCCTCCTCTTGAGGAGCCTCTTCTACTTCTTCTGTTTCTTCCACCTCTTTAGTTTCAACTTCTTGAGGAGTTTCTTCTTCTACAATTTCTCTGATATTACTTTCCGCTACAGGAACTTCCTCTTTTATGTCTTCATCTTTCAATGTGACTTCAACGGAATTTCCAGTTACATCTAAAGGAACCATTTTTTCTTGAGCCATATATTTCTCCTAAAATAAACTTGCTGGCAGTATATCTTTGGGATGATCAATGACTGCCAGTATTTCATCATCATTCACTATTCGAAGTTCTCCTCCATCAATACGAATTCTAGAACCCGCATATTTCGTAATAAGCACCCAATCTTTTTCTTTACACCAGGCACCATTAGGGAATCTATCTTTATCTTTATAGGCATCTGGACCCACTCTTAAAACTTTACAAACATTTGTAGCTATTTGGGCTTCTGCTACAGTTTCATCAGTTAAGTGTAATCCTCCTTTTGTTTTTTTCTCTAACAATAAAGGAAATAAAACAACTCTAAAACCTGTTGGCTCTGGAACTTTTTCTATTTCTTTTTTTGTTGTGTAAGGTTTTTCGTTGATATCTATAATATCAGCGTCTTTTTTGATCTGCGATTTCGTCTTCATATTGCTCCTGTTTGTTTAGCAGGTCCGTGAGTTCCTGTATTGTTTCTCTATTTGCATGTATCTTCCCTAAAAGAAATTTATATTCCTCTAAAGATTTTACATCTCCGGTTATAACTTGAATGAGTTGATCTTGTCTAGTCTTTATTGACTTTTTTAAATATTCTACAATCGTTACTATATCTGCCATTATGTTAAACTAGCCATCTGTGCACTCATTGCTTGTGCCCGATTGGGGGTTTGTTTTGCCCAGCGTGAGTCCAACATTTCTGATGCTGCCGAAGAATATTCGAGTGCTGATAAATGTTTCCACATATTACGGAACTTCGAAACCCCAGTTTTTCCAAGTTGAAAAATCATTTCTATAATTAGTTCCTCTGCTATTTCATCAATGTCGGTGCAACCGTTTTCTGACATTAAGTCTTTAGCACCTTTAATTGCTGTTTGTAGGTCGTGTTCTAGTATGGTCATGAGAAACTTTTCTTCATATTCTTTATCATCTTCCCAAAAGTCTTCTACGCATAAATGCCCTACGCCCACGGTTCTCTTACCTAGGGTATCGAGATATACTTTGTTTCTGTAGCCTTCGTGTTTTTTCACGGAAGCTAGTAATCTATCCATGTTCATGTATATATCCTTGTCTTTGGTCTTTTGTTTTTAAGCATACGTCCAAACCCTCTGGGCGTTACTGTAATAAATCCTCCACGCTTATAATTCTTAGCCCAACGTTTTGCTATTTCAGGCTCATTCGCAAATAAATATTTTTTTTGTTTTTCTGATTTAAAAGGCATTATTTTTTCTTGCGTAGTTTTGCTAATGTTTTTGCAAATCTAGCTCGTTGCCCTAACTTTCCTTTTGCTTTTGAAGCTTTGTCTAATTGTTTCTTGGAAATCTTTTTCCCTTTTTTAACACCAAGTGATTTTCTCAATGCACCTGGTTTTTTAATTGCTTTTTTTATATTTAATTTCTTTGCCATTATTTTTTTTTAATTAAACCCATTGCACCTTTTCCAGCCTTGATGCCGAAGCTAGCTGAGCAGGCGATGTATAATAAATGTTTATAATAATCCGGAAGTTGTTGCAAGGCAACAAACCCAGCTTCTATATGTACAGTCATTCCTGGAAAAAATACGAGTGTTGCTGGAGCCAAAAGACAAATTAAAATTAGCTCATCTTTCCAGCTTCCTTTCATTTGGTCCACGGCTGATGCTTCCCACTTCACTTTTCCCTTGATTTGATCTTCCTTCAGCTTAGTAGCTGCTTTAATTTCTGTGACCTTTAATTCGGCCTTAGCCTTTT